CTGCCGACACAGCCGCCGTAAAATCGAACTGCTCCTGCGCCCTGCTGATGTCAATGCCCTTGATTTTTAACATATTACTTTTCCTCGCTTTCGCTTTTGTTTTTAATCTGTTCCATAATGCTTGTAAGTTTCTTCGGCACTGGAAGTCCCAGTGCGGCGGCATTCTCGATAATGCTGATACCCTCGTTTGCAATGTAGAACAACATCACGGCCGACATTGCGGCAGGCGTTCCGCCGAGTATGTATGTATCGGCGATGTGGCCGACCGCAACAAATACCAGTATCAGAAACTTCTTTGCCAGACCTCTGAAACCGACTTCTGAAGATAATCGCTTTTCTATGACCGCCACAATCACACCTGTGATATAGTCCAGTGCCATAAACGCTATCAACGCCCAGAATAGCCCCGTAACCTCGCCGTACATAAAGCCTAAAACCGCCCCGACAGCTCCTGCTATGCTGTCAATAATTATCTGTATCTTGCTCATTTTTTCGTCCTTTCCGCCTATTCGGCGCTGTTTGCTTCTTCTTTTCCCTGCTTTGCGAGTATTGCGAGCGCTTCCTCGCTGTCATCAGGGATCACTCTTGCCCCCTGCATAACTGCATCCTCGGATTCTATACCGCCGAGGACAAACGTTCCGTCCGGAAATATCTGCATTTTCATCACCTACGCTCTCTTGTTTGTATACTTTATCATGAATGACAGGGTCTTTGCTCCTGTCACCGACATTGTTATATTGCCGTTTTCTATGTTGAGATGCTCAACGGAGCCGTCTACGCTCAGTACATCCCTGTCGTATGCCGTTGCAATTGTCAGCGTCAGCACTATTCGGTTTCTGATAGGATTCGTGTTGCTGTCATAGTACGGTTCGATTTCGACTTGATTGTACCCCTCACCGTAAGTTGCATACTCAAAGCTCTTTGACAGTGCCGAAGACACAGTGCCGTATATCACAAGATCGGTATCGCACATCCAAGCTCGCCACGTTTTGTCATCGCACCAGCGTGTATAAGAGCGTTTGCGGGTTACCGATGTGTACCGTTGCACCGTGTTAAATCCTGTCGCTGAGATGAATCTGACATTATCGACCGTAAGCTCAAACGGCTCATTTGCACTTACAGGGCGGTTTGTAATGTATTGAGCTGACGCCGATGTACAGAAATACCGTTTGCTCTTGCCTTTGTCATCGGCTATATTTAACATCAGCGTGTTCAAGTCTACCGTCTGACCTGTCAAGTCTGAAGCTTTAAGATAATCCTTACTGTCAAGCTCGGATACTGTAGCCGCACCGACTTCGGTAGCAGTATACGCAGGCTTATTCTCGGTTTTCGTCCATTCGGGCATATCCGTAATATCTGACATATTATGTGTATGATTCTTCTCTGCCGCCCCGACTTCTTCCGCTGTATACACAGGCTTGCTTTCGGCTTTTGCCCAGTCGGATATCTCATCGGATTTCAGATATTCTGACAGGTCTATACCTGTTCCACCCGCCGCATTAAGTGCGCCCGAAATATAAAGGTTTCCGGCATCATCTACCACTAATGCGTTACTTCGCCTGTCCTCACCGTAACCGTTTCCGATAACCAAAAGCGCATTGCTTGTTGTGCTATTATATCTACCCATAGCAGTCATGTGCTCACTTCCGGCTACAGTATAATATCCCGAGGCATGGCTATTACTGCCGCTTGCCACAGTTCCCATACCCTCAGCATGTGCGCACCGTCCCATTGCGAAAGTATTCATACCTTCGGCGTGTGCACTTTCGTTGCTGGCTGTCGTTTCTCTGCCCTCTGCGTGGCTGTAAGGAGCAGTCGCTGCTGTCTTACTTCCTTCGGCGTGTGCATAATATGATTCAGCTTTATTACCGGAATAATCGTTGAAGATCTCACAATTCTTATCGCTGTTTGTATATTTACCCACACCGTCATTTCCGCCGCTTGTTGCTTTTTTCCCCACACCGTCAAGGCGCTTTTCTGTTTTACTTTTTACTTGTACCGGTGTTTTAGACTGTTCGTTTGACGCAAGTGTCATTTCCAAAACGGTTGCCGTTGCCTCATCGGTAAGCTCCGCAAATGCACAGCTGACCTTATGCGCTCCTCGATACTTCCATACCAGCGTCGTCGGGAAAAATGCTATTGTACGATTAACATCTATTTTTCCACCGCTTCCGCATAAAGTATCAAAGCATTCGATCGCAGGATTACCGTTAAAAGAAAATTCAACACGCCGCAGTGCTATAGTCATAGCGTCTGCACAGGATTGAAACGCCGATTTTCGTGTTTCTATCGACAACGACTGCAACAGCGGATTCTCGGGAATATACAATGTGGCTTTTCTTGCCGCTGAATCATCAAGCGTTGAAATGTTTGTATACACATACTGCTCGCCGTCAAATGTTGTTGAAAAATACTTCGTCAGCGCACGGAGATCAAAAAATTCCGTTCCGGTACGCTCGTAGCCCTCTACCGTATAATCCGGATCATATATAAGTGCATCGTCAACAGTTGTTGTTTTTTCCTTTAGCTTTACTATTTCGAGCTTGCCGTATCGGTTAATTCTCGCCGATGCCGCCATTATCGCACAGCACCACTCGATCAAATCCCTGTATGTCTGTATTTCTGTTGAAATTGTAGAATCTACAGTCAGATTGTCGTTAGGATACGCACCGAAATCTGTTGTTGCAAGTTCGATACCAACATCTGCGGCGGCGTCTTTAATGTGCTGCTGTACAGTCTTTCTGCCACCTGCATACGCTGATATATTAACATCAAATCTTGTACTGTCATCAAAAGCCGTCAACTTATGAATACTGCCCTTGCGCTTTGTAAGGCTGTTGTCTACCGTGAATACTCCGAGCGGTACACTTTCCCATGTGCCGTCGGCAAGCTGTATTTCGTATTTCGGCGTTATCCTTGCATTCGCATAAGTCCTTGTCAGGAAGTTATCGTCATACACCGTTATATCAAGCTGATTTGTGTAGAACGTGCCTATTTCAAAGGTATCACCCGATACAAGCTGTTCTTTCAGCGTGACGCTGTTGTTAACAATAATATCATCGGTTATGTTTATCGTTTCACCGTCACAGAGCTTAATTGTACCTGCAATGCGGTCTGTGCGGTTTTTATCCTTAATCGCCGCCGTGTAAGCGGCTGATACATCAAGCATAGAATCACCTCTTACTCTTAATATTCGATAAAGTTTACGCTTAAATCCCACAGCGTTTCTGCGGCGGTATCGGCATTAAGTACCATAGTTGCGCTTCTGTCACCGGCGTACATTGTGCAGGTCTTTGTGCTCGCAGTAGTCGGATCGAAAAATGTCGCAGAAAACGAATCGGGAGAAATCGCATTTGCTATAGCGGAAAGCTGCGACCTGTTCACCCTCCACGTTACCTGTATCTTGTACACCCCTTCTCTTATGCGATTGCGAAACATCACGCCTGTTTCACTTCTGCCGCTGTCCTCGCTGTCAAGGTCGGAGCGCTGTACGCCGTATGATTTGGGCGAAATCGGTGTGAAGCTGCCGAATTTTATAAGTGTCTGCATATTAACTCCTTCCGTTAAGTCTGCGGTTTCTGACGGCATTATAGCGTGCTACGGTTTCACCGACCGTATCTCCGTCTATATCGACCGTGACGTGTATATCTGCGGATTGACCGCCTGTACTGTCTGACATAGCCGAGCGTACAGCGTTATATATTGCTGTTTCTATGCTTGACGAGTTCGCAACTGCGGTACGGTTACCGATAGTGCCGACAAGCTCAGGGCCTCTTTCATTTGCTATGAACAGATCGCCATAGTCGGGGAAACCGCCGTCGGCGTATTTTTTTAACGCTAAAAGTCCTAAGCCACCCCAGGTATCCGGACTGTTAATCTGCCCGCTTTTCTGCAGTTCTTCATACGCTTTCTGCGGATCGTATGTGCTGAACTGCTTTACCGCATAGAGCGCTTCGTTGGAGGTAAGTCCGTTCTTTTCAAGAGCCATGTTCCACGCCTTAGAAGGATCGTATCCGGAACGCATATATTCGTTTGAATCAAGCTGTGCCAGGCCTATAGCTGTTCCGTATTTGCTAGATAGATCTATTTCTTTGAGTTCATCTGCGTGCGTCATTTCAAAAAGACCGGCGCCTACACTCTGCCAGAAGTTAGACCAGCCTTTTCCGAGATCCCCGAAAAGACCTTCAAACATACTGTTTATCTTTTCAAGTCCACCAAGCAAATCACCGTTAGCAAACTTATATATACCTTCTCCAATGCCTTGCCAGAAATCAGACCAACCTTCCCCCAAATCACCGAAAAGTGATTTAAACCTGTCATTAAGCCGCACCAGAGCATTGTACTGCTCCGTTTCGTTGCCGTTGAAAATATCGAAAATATCTTCACCTACGTCTTTAAAGAATTCTACAAATTCTTCTCCGAAAAGATCCGTGATTATCTCGTTTGCCTTATTAAGAACTCCCGATAAACCGTCAAGCAAACCGTCAAAGTCAAAATTCAAGCCTAAAGATGTTTCTAAAGATGTTCCGCCGACCTGCTCCTGCACATTGCTCATTGCTTCCGCAAGGCCCTCCGCATTCTCAACATCATCGCTTGACACCACGCTCGAAGCAAGCGTACCTGAATTTCCCGACAGTCTGTTAAGCTCGTCAAAACCTGCAAGACTGCGTTTTACACTGTCTGTAAGATTATCTGTGCTTTCTGCAACATCATCAACGCCCTCAGACGCATCACTTGCCGCTTCATTTTCTTTTTTCAGCTTTTCGGAGCTGTCCTCTACGCTTTCTGTCCCCTTGTTTGTCGCCATACCGAATAATGCCAGCGCACCGACTATTATTCCTATCCAGCCCATAGTCGCTTTTAACGCACTTGCGAACGTAAGCTGTTTTGGTATCAGAAATGCAAGTACACCGCTGTAAGCCGCTTTTGCAGCAGCCATAAGCCTTGTTGCCATTGTCACGGCAGGGATTGCCACAGCCATACCGATAGCGATTTTCATCATTGTCTGCTGTGCAGGCGTTGCCGCTTCAATCTTCGCTTGTATATCCGCTACAATACCGCCAAGCCCTCCGACAGCTTCTGCTACCGTCATTATCACGGGCTTTAAAGCGTTAAAAGCACCCGACAACACAGGAAGTACGCTCTGAACAAGCGGCAGGAGCGCTGTACCGGCTTCTGCGGCAAAATCCTCAAGCTCTGCCTTGAATGTCGTAAGCGCACCCGAATAGGTATCGTTTTCCTTTGCGTAGTTTCCTGCCGCATAGTCCGACTTATCAAGGAACATCTGCATAGCGGCATTGACCTTCTGCTGTGTGGTAGAGAGCTTTCCAAGTCCCTTTTCCTGTGCGTATATCTGCAGGTTCGTGTCGTTTATGGCAACACCGAGATTATCCATCATTGTGAAGTTGCCCTTTGCCATGCCTGCAACAGCTTCCATAGCGCTGTCTACGGATATGCCCATAATACTTGCCACATCAGACGCACGTTGCATAGACTGCGTTACCATATCGGCAGACTGTGCTACCGAAAAGCCCGAGCCCTGAAAGAGCGAACCCATTTTTGTGGCGGTCGCAAGATACTTGCTCTGTGAAAGTCCAAGCGAAGAAGCGGCAGTTTCTGCGGTTTTCTGAATCGTGCCGGCATAATTCTTGAATACCGACTCCGAACCGCCTATGTTCTGCTGAAGGTCTCCTGCAAGACTTATAGCTTGCTTGACCATATCGCCTATCCCAAGAGATGCAAGACCGGAAGCAAGACTTTTGAAAGATTCCATAGCGCCGGCAGAAGTATCTTCGCTCTGCTTTTTCACGTTCACAAGATTATCGTTGACCTGTCTTATCTTACGGTCAAAATCATCCTTGTTTGCACTGACTATAACGTTCAGTTCTTCTACTGTCACTTACTGTACCTGCCTTTCGTAGCTTCCGCATATTCAGCCATATTCTGCTTTGATAACTCCCAGTCCGACACGGGTATTCCCTCCGACTTATCACGTCCGTACAGCTTAGGAAAAGCCTTTTCGATGCTGTGCGGATATTGCCTTGGAGCGTTGACACCTATGGCAACAAGTTGACCGATGCTATAAGCAAAGGCACACATCAAGCGTTCATTAAACTCGATGTGTGCCTTGTCATATTCGTTTTTTGCCTGTATTGCCTGCGTTATTTCCCGTACCGATAAGTCCCAGAAATCTTTATGCGTTATCTCTGCCGACAGTGCCGGGCGGTAGAGATTAGTTATCAGCTCTCCTGCACTGCTCCACTCTCTGCCTTTTCTGCGAGCGCCAGCAGTTTTTCTGCCTGCTGACGCTTGAAAAAACCCGACACCGTAAGCGTCTTGAAGAGTATTTCCGCCATATCCGAAAGGTCGCCACCTGCGTCTATGTAATCGTCATAGATCTCCTGCGCCTTTCTGATGTCGATATTCGCCTGAAAGCGATTTAAAGCACCCCACAGATACAGCGTTACTGTTTCAAGCTTGTCGAAATCCGCCATACCCGCAACAAGCGACTTGCCTGTTTTCTTCTCGATCTCGATTGCCGATGAAGCCGAGATTTTGAGCTTGTACTCAGTGTCACCGATTTTCAGTGTTTCATAAGGTAATCTGTTTTCTTCCATTTTAATATCCTCCGTTCGTTTGATTTTTTTGCATAAGAAAAGCACACCCTCTCAGATGTGCTTAATAAATTTTATTTCTCAGCGCAATTACAGCACTGTGTCGCTTCCGCCCGACATATGCTTGTTTATATAATTGACTATCTTGTCTGCTTCATACTTCTTATCTTTATTTACAGCCACAGCTACTGTTTTTGGCTCACCGTCGCTTGTATAATTTATTATGATAACATATTCAGTCACATTCTTAGGTCGTGATGCGATAATTGCACCCGGAACGCCGAACAGTAACGCTCCCGCAACGGTCGAGCCTGCAGAAGCTCCTTTGAGTTCGGAGTTCGTTTTCAACAAAGCAGACGTTATTTTTTCTGCCTTAAGAACAGAATCTTTTTTGTTTACCGTAAAAACTATCCTGTCACCAAACAAGGACAACAAACATTCGCACTCCCCCTGTGGCAATCCGTACAGCGCCACACCGTAGCATTTTACAATGAAACGTTTAGATGAAGATATACTTTTACCGCCCGACTTTTTTACTTTCCTAATCCTGTAAACGCCATAAAGCAGGAAAAGCAGTGCCAAAGCGAGCATTACCGCACCGACGGTTCCTTGATTGCTGAAAAAAGCGAAAAAAGAAGCGATTAAAAGTATTGCTCCGGGTATAAAACAAACAACAGCTAATACCATAAATATTCCCTCCGTGATACTATATTTTTCTTTATAATACCACGAAGGGTTATAAATGTCAAGTTATGCCGCAGCAGTTACGTCCTCAAGCTCTGTAAGAGGTGTGCTTCTGAGCGTGAATTTCAGTGCCGCATTGACCTCTGCCGCAGAACGCTTTACCGATACCTTTGAGCTCCACTGATAGCCCGTATTATCCGGATAAATCAGCTTGAACCACACGGTTGCGTTCGATGTCTGTAACGCTCTCAGCGTGGAATACACCGCCGCTACGTCTGCTTCCGACACGGCAGGATTTTCATCTTCATCGTTATAAAAGAACGTGAAGTCCAGATCGCCGTAGTCCTTGACACCGGGTATGTAACGCTTCGCACCGTCCGCAAGGTTCGTTACATCGACCTTTTCGGGATCACCGCCCATATCGGGAGTTGACTGCAAGCCATAAAGCGTCTTAAATGTGCCTGTCTTTGTGTCGGCATACTGTAATTTTGTGCCTTTTGATAAAAGTTCCATAATAATTTTCCTTTCTGCTTAAGGGCTATAAACCCTGTGATTCAGTTCATCTATTTTTGCGGAAAACCGCATACATTTACGCTGTAATTCGCCGTCGGGCATCATCTGTCCGAATATACGGCGAAAGCCTTTCGATACCATTACAGCGCTTATCTGTGCCGACATATCGGCTACAACAGCAGGCGTGTCCGCCTTATCCCATACATCAATCTGTACCGTGATAACCGACAGCCGCTCCGCACCGTGAAGTACGGTGTCGCTCTGATTTGCTATCTCACTTAACGTAATGACAGGAAAATCGGCTGTGGTGTCGGGGAACTGCAATTCCACCGTGCCTATATCGGCAAGCATATTAGCAATTGTGGGTATAATATCTATCATGCCATTGCGCTCCTTATTGCTCTTGCAAGCTCAACCTTGCAGGACTTGAAAACATACTCCCTGTTGCCAAGCAACGCAGGATAAAGATACGGTTTCGGCGGTGCGCCGTTCGTTATATGCCAGTTGCCTTTAGCGTCCTTGTATCTCCACGGTTGCATCGTGTGAGGTACACCCGGTGCGCCGTGCTGACCTGTGCCGAACTCTACAAACATGGCATATTCAACGTTTGTACCGACCGCCCAGACCTTAGGCTCAAGGTGTTCTGTAGAGATACTGCCTTTCAGCCTTCCTGTATCATACGGGCAGTTTACCTTTGCGTCACTCTTTATCTTCTGAACGCCTTTACCTATGCCCTTGTCTATTGCCGCATCTACGCTTCCGCCGAGCCGTCTGAGCTTAACCATAAGCCCTTCAAGTCCTTCGATTGACATTTCCATATGCTTAGGTCCTTTCTGCCGTTGCACTGTCGTGCATAGTGTAATGTGCGGCGGAGAGTATCTTATAATCTGCTCCGTCACACCTTACTATATCTCCGACTTTAAGCATGTCTTTATCCGTTGTTGCTATCGTCAGCATACCGTGTATTCTCTCGCCGTACAGTTCGACAGATACGCTGTCGGTTACCGGCTTTACAACAGCAGATATTGTCGCTACCTGTTTAAGCTCCGATACCGTTCCCACATAGTCGCTTTTCTTTGATACCTTGCGATACACCGCAAGCGTTCTTGCATCAACCGTCATCATTCGCACGGATAACACCGACCTTTCGGGGATAGTTCTGCAATCGTTTCTGCATATCGGGCGGCAGATCGGATATAAAGGAACGGGAAATACCGCCCTCGCTGCGAGCGGTTTCTCCCTCTGCACCCTGTCTGTTATAGGCTATAACGGCAAGTTCTGTCTGCACGCTGACAAGCCTTGCAGGAAGTTCTTCTCTGCCGATAACGTCAAGGATAGTGTCCTCTGCACTGTCAAGAAGCACGGCAAGCAGTCCGTCCTGCTTTTCATCGGAAATGCCAAGACGGATTTTAAGCGTTTCCAGTGCTGTCATTGCGTTTCTCCTTACGATGTTGACTTAGGCAGTATCTTAATGCCGGTCAGCACACCTGCTTTTTTGGTGTTCTTGAGCGCAACACCGGCGATAAGCTCAACATCACCTTTCTTTACCGCTCCGGGCGCTGTAAGGTCGGGCATATAAGAGGATATTACCTTTGTACCTGTAGGCGAAATACCGTGAAAAGCGTCAAGACCTATCTTTATTGCGTAAATATCCGTTGTACCGTAAGCGGTAGTTGAGGGCGCTGTAGTATCAACGATATCTACCGAAGCCGTACCGTTGTAATATTCGCCACAGTCAAGCAGTGCTATGCCGTTGTAATATTCAACAGGAGTACCGAATGAATCTTCGTTTCTGCTGTAATAGCCTGCTCTCCTTGCACACGCTCTGAGTTTTGCCAGCATTTTTCCGTTCATAAGGAGCATATCTGGCTTGCCGTCAAGCAGTGAAAGGAAGCTGTCAAGCTCATCAAGGAACGCATTATAGTTAGTATCGGTAAGCGCCGATGTTGAAAGGTCCGCCGTTGACGTTACCTTTGTGTCCGCTGTTGAAAGTATCTTTTTTAATCCGTCAAACGTGCCTGTTACATAGCCTGCGCCCGAAGCGGCAGATGTGCCGTTAATAACAAGGTTCGTAAAATAGTTGGATGTTGCCTTTATCTTCTGCTCTGCCTGGAATGCGAGTTCATCAACTGCGCCGCTTGTGTTGGCTATAACTCTGTCAACCTCAAACGAACCGCCCATGATTACCGCTTCAGTCGTTTTCTTTTCTCTCTTTGCTTCGCTTGCCGTGTACTCACTGTTTATGGTACGCACCGAAGCGGTAGCAGGTGTTTTTAGCTGTACATATCCGTATGACAGCGTTGAACCGTTAGTGCCGGGTGAAATTGAATTGTCAAATACAAGTCTGTCAAGGAGAAGGCTTGAACGTCTGAATGTGTCGATTACCTGCTGATCCACTTTATCAGCCATACCGACTTTTGCTTCTGCGAGTGTGATTGCCATAATTTTTTACCTCTTTCTGATTATTTCCCTGCCTGCTTCATTCTCAGGGCTTCGGCAAGAGAGGCAGGTTCAGTTTTGCCCTTGCCCGATGCGCCTATTTTCGGCGGATTGCCCTTCATTCTTTCGTTGACCGCACATTCAACGGCTTCGGCAAATGCCTTGCTGACCGTTTCAATGCTCGTCTTGCATTCATCCGCACCGGTATAGTCGAGCACAGCGGCAAGCCCTACGGGAAGTCCCTTATCCGCAAGCTGTACCTTAGCTTCCGCCATAAGCTCACGCCTTGTAACCTCCGCCTCACGCTTTGCGAGCTTTTCCTCAGTCTGTTTGCGCTGATACTCGGCTTTCTGCTCTGCGTTCATTTTTTCGAGCTTCTTCGCCTCCGAGAGTTTCTCGTCTGCGTCCTTCTGCCACTTTGTTTTTGCTGTTTCCAGTGCCTTGCTTACACGCTTGTCAAACTCAGACTGCATATCCTTGTCCTTTAACATATCGTCAAAGGTGGGCTTCTGCTGTGCGCCGTCCTGAGCGTCACCGCCGTTATCGGCAGTCTGATCCGGAACGTTTGCGCTTGCGCCACCGTCCTCTGGGCTTTCTGCGAAGTGCTGTAAGCCGATGAAAATTCTTCTGTTGTTCATGTTTCTGTCCTTTCTCCGCCCACCGTGTTCATTGCCCACAACGTTCGGAATAATTTGATTTTGGGTATAAAAATACCGCCCTTTTTAAGAGCGGTAAAATTATTAAGTTTGCTTCGTTTTTGCGCCGAAGTTTGCAAAAAACGGCTGTTTTTGTGAAGTTTGTGTTCAAGTCAAGTGAAATTGATTGCACACGGGTATAAGAAAACCGCTCACTGCTGTGGGCGGTTAAAGTTTAATTCATTCGGACGCTTGCGGTCAATTAACAATAATTTTCATGTTGCATTTATCGCAGTAAAATGTATTATTGCTCTTTTTTTTAGGATCATCACTTTTGCTTATATAGCCGCCACTACATTCAGGACATGGGATTTTGGTTACTTTCCCTTCATACAGTTCTCTACGTTTAATTGCAAATTCTGAATAAGAACTATAGTTCATAAATTACCTCCAAGACATTCCGTTGTATCCATTTATATTTTTCACTTCTGTAATGGTTCTCCTTATATCAGAATAATCATAATTGTTCTTAGTATGCTTTATTTCAGCCAACTTACACCTTACTTCTTCTTTTTGAGTGTTATAATCACTGTTAATTTTTAAGTGTTCTACTTCGTGAATTATTGTTTTTGCTAAAGCTGATACACTTTTGCAATTATTGGGGTAGATTGCTATATCTTTTGAAGAAATAACTTCACCTAAACAGAGTTCTTCATCAAAAAGCGAAAACTGTGAATAATCAAAATTAATGATTATATTATTATCGACTATATACTCATTGGCTTCTCGTCCAATTTCACTTTTTAGCAATTCAGCTTCAACTTCGTCTGGACTGTATTCCAGAATTTTATCTTCGTCATTCCATTCAAGTATTCTATCACTTATACTTAACTTTCTGTTGTTAATTATACCATTTCTCTTTGATTTGTCAACACCATTCCCTGCAAACCTCATCGGTTTACCCGCACTTCCTGCAACATACCGCCACTTCCCGTCCTCGCCCTGCTGTAAGTTCCGCTCCCATTCGTCAAAGTCTACATCTGCGCCTATCTCATCGCAAAGTTCCGCGAGTTCTTTGTCAAGATCCTCCTCGCTCGGCAGGACAGGGAGCGTTGTAGAACGGCAGAACGGGTGCATAGGCGGAAGATTTACACCTGCCTGTGCGCTGTTGCGCTTGAACACCTTACCGTCAAGTTCACGGCAAAGATCGCTTGTGCGGTTATCAAGGCAGGCGGAAAACTCATATTCGTCAATGTCAAGTTCCCTGTAGCCGTACAGCTCCGCCATATTCGCAACGCAGGTAGTTTCCGTCCGGACAAGCCTGCGTGCCTCGAAAGCGCCGACACCGCAGCGGTTCATTATATCGTCCGCCATGTGCTGCTCGGACTTTCCTGCCATAATGCCCACAAGCATATCGTGCTTCAGCCCGTCTGCAAGTGCGTTTGTGTTATCCCAGACACGCTCGGAGAACATCTGCCCGCTCCAGTTGGTTGACAGGATAGCTTTTACACGGCTTTCGGGGATTAAATCAAATGCCGCACGGTAATCCGCACCCTTCGTCACATCGAAAACCGTCTGCATATACGCGCTTTGAATTATATCGCCCAGATGCTCTGTGTCAACGCCTATTTCGGTGTTTGCAAGGCGTGAGCACATATCACTTATCTTGCTGTCAAGATCATTTAAGCGCCCTATTCTGTGTGCGTATGCAGGTGATGATAACAGTGTTTCAAGCTCCTGCTTCTTCTGCTCATCGGAGCAGGTGGCAAGGGCTGTCTTCATCTGTTCAAACATAGACTTGCCCGGTACATTTTTGAGCATTGTTTCAGCTTCGGTAATACTCAGTTCAAACTTATCGGCAAATGTACTCAAAATGCCTTTTGCTTCATCTTGCAGATACCGTGCTGTTGCGTAATAAGCCTTGCCGAGAGTATCGGCGGTGCTTTCTGCTTTAGCCGTGTAGCCCACCATTCGTCCTGCGGCTCTGTCCTCCCAGTATTTCTTACTCGGATTCTTCATTGCTTTCGCCCCTTACAAGCGGTGTGTTCATAAACATCTGCTGTTGCGCCGCTATAGCGTCCTGCTTCTGCTGTCTGAGTTCTTCTGCGGCGCTCTGAGGATCCTTGACAAACGGCAGGAGCGACAGCAACGTTTCCTGCGGCACTTTACCGTCAAGCGTTGCCACCACCTGAGATAATTCAAGCTCATTTTGAGGAAGTGAGCGTGTAAAGGTTATGTCTATCAGCTTCGGGTCGATATGACCGCCTTTTATACTGATTATGTTGGAAAGGCACTCAAGGCGGTAACGTAAGCCTTCTGTGAAATACCGCTCTTTCGTCTTGGTTATCTGTTCAAGGTTCAATAGCTTGTACTTCATGGCAACACCCGAAGCATTCCCTGCAAAACTTTCATCCGACATATCGGGTACGCCCGAAATCTTGTGAATATCGGTAACAATGCTCTTTCTCAGCACTTCCACACTTGCTTCATCGAACTGCCGTGTCAGAAATCCTATTTCGCCGTCCTGCGACAGCTCAACGACCCTATTACGCTGAATATCGCTGTAGGTTTCAGCCTTCTCATCGTCGGTTTCGCCGAGTATCTGCCCCTTGATAAACATTAAGCTGTCAACGAACTGCTCCTTGTCATTGACCCTGTCTGACTGCAACGTATTATATGCGTCAATAAGGCTTATGACCTGCTCGAAATCGCCCTGTCGCTGACCGTCATTATAGATCTCATTCAGCGGTACTTTGCCGAAATAGTGCGGTGCTGCCTCGCCCTCCGATTTAAGTCCGAAGTTGCTTGTAAGCTCAAAATCCTGCGTTATCGTATCGGTCATAAGCTGGCACTTGAAGCACTTTGGCGTGCTGTTGCCCGGCTCGAAAACGGGGTAATAGTACACCGCAAATACGGGATTTTGCTCTACCGTATCATCATAAACGACAAATGCGGACAGCGGAGTGATGCGGGCAAGCTTCGGACGGCTGTCAGCGTCCATATAGATAAGTTCGTATGCTCTGCCGAATATTGCGGCATCAAGCGCCAGATCTGCGTCCTGCGTACTGCTGTCGGCATAAGAAAGGCAGTCGGTTATTGCCGTAATATCCGTATCATCTTTACCGCTGTAAGAAACAGGAGTAGCTATCAGATACGAAGATGTAAACTTTGCGATATATGCGGCGTGATTTATCATAACACGGTTGTTGCTCAGCATATCGTCACTTTTACGTCTGTCGCAGATGTGCTGTCTGCCGCAGTAGTAATTATCCAGCGTTATAAGACGTGGCATTTCGTACTTATCGTGCTTTTCTATGTAATCCCGTGCTAATTTCGGCGTTATCATCTCCGCCGTTTTATCTGTTGTGAAAATCGGTGATGTTATCATAAAATCTCCTTAATAAATGCCTAATTTCCGCTTGCTGAGCGTTGATTTCACTATCTTCCTGCCGATATAGTCCTCAAGGGCATAACGGATAGCGTCTATTGTGTGGTTATTCCTGTCGGGGAAGTCCGCTTTCAGTTCTCCCCTGCTGTCACGGTCAAGTTCATATTCGTTGAACTCACGGGCGGCATTCGGGCAACGTGTGCCGTCAATAACGATTTCTTCGAGGTTCTGAAGCCACGTTATACCGTGCTCGACGCTTCCCGGACCTTTGACCGCCGTTCGTATGTGAAAACCCCTGTCCCGAAGTTCATCGTTTGAGCGTGGCTCGGCGGATTCGGCAATGATTGTACCGTTTTGTGTATTCTCCTTGCGGATTGCATTTGCAATAACGTCATACTTTGCGGCGCACCTGAAAAATTCGTAAAAAATAAACAGCCTGTTTCGCTTGCTGTCGAAATGAGCTGTTATATATACAAACGGATCTGCGCCGTAACCCCAGTCTATACCACGCTTGATATGATCGAATGACTTTATTTCCTCGTCCGTGATAGGACGGATAGTAATGTTCGTAAATACCTCCGCACCCGTGCCGGTCACCTCTCCGAGATATTCATGCCTGTACTGCTCCGGCTTTGTCTGCTCAAGGTGCTTTGCTTCAATCAAAAACTGCTCGCCCAGCCATTTGGGAGGTACAGAACGATAGTCGCTGTGATGCACTATCTTGTCCGAGCGGGGAACAAGTACCTCGCTGTTTATCCAGTTTCGCTGTGATTTTGGCGGATTGAACGTGTAAAAAACGGTGTATGTCGCACCGCCTCTGAGCAGGGATTGATTGATAGTGCGTATCTCTTCCATACCGCCGAACTCGTCCGCCTCCTCATACCACACATAGCGGATATAGCCCTTTCTGACTTTGGTAGATTTCAGCTTTTTCGGCTTGTCTGCGCCACGAAATAAAATACGCTGTCCTGTCGGCGTGTAGACAAGCTCAAGCGGTGACTGCCTGCACTGCCATAAGTGCGACACGCCGAGCCTTTCTATCGCCCACAGGAGCTGTTCATACACGCTGTCTTTCAGATATAGGCCGACTTTTCGGATAACGACCGCATTCGCCATAGGATCTTTCATCATACCGAGCGGAATTTCCGTTGATGCAAAAGATGATTTTGTCGAGCCTCGTCCACCTTTGAGCCAGTAATGCGTGTGCCTGTCTGCCTTTATATCCTTGTGCAGATCGTAGAACGAGGGTGCTATAATGTCGCTGAGCTTAACAGTCGTCAACTATCTTCACTCCCACATCTCCGTCAATACTGATCTTCTGCGTGTACTCCCCCGTCATCTTATTCAGCGTGTCAATAGCTCTGATACGGTCCGACAGCTCGTTCTGCTTATCCTTAGCTATATCGGAAAGTGTCGCCTGCCGTTCTCTTGCGGTCATTATGCGTGCAGTCTGGGCGTCTTCGGTGAGCTGTTTTATGTATTCCGTAATTGTAGTATTTTGTAGTAATTTTGAAGCATTAGTATTTGCATACTTTTTGCTGTATCCTGCCTGTATCGCACTCTGAGCGGCGTTACCGCACTGAGCGTAATATTCGGCAAATTTCTTCTGTCTTTCGGTCATTGGCGGTACACCGTCCTTTCTTTTGGGTATAAGAATACCCGACACCGTTTGAGTGCCGGGGTTCAGGAGGAAAACTTATTGTTGTAGTTTTCCCATTCTAATTTTAGCACACTTGATTTCGGACATCAATAGGACAATGGCGGACATTAACGGACATTTGCGGACATTAACGGACATCAGCGGACAATTCTTTGAAATATCTGTCTAATGCCTTGCGTAATGATTCTCCGCTCGTTTCATCACACATACCTGCAACCTCGTCCCATGTAAACGTCTTAGATCCACAGCCTATGCAATACAGCTTCAGCGCCTTGTGAAATCGTCTGACCGGTATTGCGTCTATAAAAGCACATATTTTCTCGTTTTCGGCTTCTATACGGCTTTTCTCATTAAGAAGCGATACAGTACCAAGCCCGTGTATATAACCTTCGTCTTTTTTTGTCACAAGCTGATATGCCGGCGGTCCCGCTGAACCCTGAGTACTTATCAGCACTTTTTTCTTGCCGAGTTGCCTGTCTATACATTCAAGCAGCTCACAATTTGCACGGTATTTTTCTAAATCTGATAATGTCATTCTGCGTCCTCCTCTCAAAAATTAAACCATATTTTTTCTACTCGATGTTTACCCATCTGAGCCGTTGTCTGCTTCTCATCGGTATTCCACCCTGAAAGCATTGAGTTGTACAGCTGACTATCGTACCCGCTCAACACGATTTTGGACTTGCTTTCTTTAAGTACACTCAGCAGATTTATGTGGTACTCCTCCGACAATTCGCATGAATACATATTTTTCCTTCTAAGGCTCTGCAGATAGGGCGGATCGCAATATAAAAGCGTATTTTCATCGTTGTAGCGCCGTATTAACTCTATTGCGTCGATATTTTCAATCTGTGCTTCTTTAAGCCTTGCACAAATCTCCGATATTCTTCCGGGCAGATAGTTCCACATGGTTGCTGTTCTCGGCCCTCCGTAGGTCTGAACATTTCTCCACGACTTTTTACTGCTGTTGCTCGTTCCGAAAGACTGATGATACCGCACGAGCGTTCGCCGAGCTTGTTCTAAGGAATCATCCGATTTATCGTAACAATTCTCAAATTCTTCTCTGGCAAACGGCGTAAATTCTATTAGCCGTGCGAGTTCCTCCGGGTTATCCCTGCACACCTTAAAAAGGTTTACGATATTCCCGTCTATATCGTTTATCGTTTCTATGTAGGTTTGCGGTTTGTTGAAAAATACTGCTCCGCTGCCGAAAAACGGCTCGCAGTATACTTTGTGTTCGGGAAAATGTGAGATAATCCATTCTGATATTCGCCACTTTGCGCCGGGATCTTTTAATACAGCTTTCATTTTTCCTCCTTAGGCGCTTCTGGAAGCGGCATCCAATGAGTAACCCGTGCATGCCCTCTATGGATAAAATGATCGATAGACCAATATCCTTTATCGATGTTTCGTATTCCTTTTTGTGACACAGTGCATACTAACACCTCTTCCTGATCCGGCGGAAGCTTGTCCTCCCACTTTATCCACTTCGGTATTACTTGCCCACAAAACAAGCAGGTTTCCGTTGCGGGTTTGCGTTTACTACTCGTTACCTGCTTACTTATCGGCGGTTCAGGAAACGGCATCCAAGCAATGACGACTTCACGGCCGTTAAATCTTCCATCTTTGCAAAACCCTTTTTTCTGCTTAAATTTTTCGGCCGTTTCAATAGCATATAAGTCTTGCTCTACACTGATTCTGCCTGTTTTTGTGTCAAGGATGGCGATGTGATTCCACGACTGTTTTTCAGGAAGTCTATCTTCCACGCTTATCCATTCACTCATATTTTTCCTCCTGCTTGCTACACTTGCAGGTGTAACGGTAATCTTTAAGTTTCTGCTTTGTCATTCTATCACTCCCCATAGTATCCGAAATCGTACAAATCATCCTCACGCACAATTTTTAACTCACCATCTCTTGCCTCTACAGCCCACAGCTGAGGATAATCTTCCGTCACAAGAGCTGTGACAAGCGTAACACTGCCATACCTATTGTGGCTGGCAACGCAACCGGGTCTCATTTCGCACTCGTAAAAACTACTCATTTAAATTTCTCCTTTCAGCTTCTGTATTCTCGCTTTAAGCACTCTCATAACTGTCTCATGTGTATCGGTTCTGTCCTTTATAGCCGCCATAACGTCCTCGTCAACACAGCCCTGAACAACCAGATATGCCACATAAACCTTATCGTACGGCGAGCCCTGACGCCATAACCGGCACTTGCCCTGATCGTTAAGCTCAAAGCTCCAATTAGGTGTAAACCAGACAATATGCCGTCCGCCTGCCTGGAGATTAAGTCCGTAGGCACAGCTTGACGGATGTACAAGCAAAACATCAATCTTGCCTGCATTCCACAGATCTTCGTCATCAGGTCCGTTATATACCCTCACGTTAAGCTTTGTCTTTGCAAGTGCCTGAAGAATACGCTCCTTGTCATGCTGAAATCCGTAAAAGGTTATGCACGGTTCGCCGTTAAGGCGTTCTATGTACTCCATATATGCGTCTATCTTGCAATCGTGAAGCTTGACAACTTTGTGGTCATTATCATAAATGGCCCCACTGCAAAACTGAAGCAGCTTTCCCGTAAGCACACCTGCCGATTGTGCTGTTATCGTGTTTTCGTCTATCTGAAGCAGTAAATCTCTCTCGAACTGTGCGTATTCCTTTTTGACCTTATCGTCAAGTATAACCGGGATTTCATGCTCGATACACTGCGGCAGCTCCAAATAATCCTCTGCTTTCATACTGACGCAGATATCGCTTATGGCTTTCAGTACGGCGGGCTCTGCGTCGTCTTTAGGCTTGTAATCCGTAAAATGCCCGCCGTGCGTATTTGCTATGAAATAGCGCTCTCTGAACTGTGTGATGTTTTTTCCGAGCCTCGCCCCTTCATCGAGAAGATATATCTGCGCCCACAGATCCATAAGTCCCTTTGATGAAGGTGTTCCTGTAAGCAGTATAACCTTTTTGCACAGCGGACGTATAAGTTTCATTGCTTTAAACCGCTTACTGCTGCTGTTCTTGAAACTTGTACTTTCGTCAAGCACAACCATATCAAACGGCCAGTCCTGTCGGTAATACTCGACAAGCCAGGGGACGTTCTCACGATTGATAACATACACATCACCGGGAGTATTAAGAGCTCGTACACGTTTGGCCAGAGAGCCGAGAACCGTAACTACTCTGAGATGCTTCAGGTGATCCCACTTTCCGGCCTCTTTACTCCATGTACCCTCGGCAACTTTTTTCGGTGCTACCACAAGCGCCTTGCCGATAATCCAGTGATAATATTTCAGAGTGTTTATCGCCGACAGAGTGATTGAGGTTTTACCAAGCCCAGGGCGTAAAAACAAGCCTACCGCGGGATCTTTTACTATCCTGTCAATGCAATATGCCTGGTAATTGTGCGGTTTATATATCATTTCTTTTCAGCTCCTCTATCAGGCGGTCAACCTTTTCTTTTGAATCGACCGCTCTGAACACTTTTACGCCTGTTGCTTCAAGAAGATCGCAGACATAAGTCTGTAAGGCTCTCAGCTTTTTCTGCGGTGCTTTAAGCTCCGCCAGAACTATTTTTCCTCCGGGAAGAAATATGATTCTGTCAGGCACCCCGTTAAACCCCGGTGATACAAACTTCAGTGCCATACCATTGCATTCCTGCTTAATTCTGGATACGAGATATTTTTCAATATTACTTTCAAGCAATTTTAATTCCTCTTTTTTCCTTTTTGATTGTAACAATTTCAGCATTTTTCCTATACGCGTGTGCATACAGGCGGATTAGAACGTATATATACCCTCTAATCCTCTATTTACACTACTCTATATAGAATAATTGTTGTAATTGTTACATTTTAAGATTTTTCGCTTAACCCTGCGGTTTATAGCGTAACAATTCTCGTAACAATTGCTTTTTAATTGTTACAAATTGTTACAAACGTTTGTAACGTTTTTGACCGAAAACCTATTTTGTTTCGTGTTTGTTACGGCAGATTGTTACGTTTTTCTGAATCCTCTGACTACGCCATAAGGTCCTTGACGTATAGGATTCTCCGTCCTTTTCCATTCGGGCATCATAGCTACGATAGCATTAAGCTCACGGGTGTCTGTATTTTTCATATCTTTGATGTTCCCGCCTAAAGCCTCGCACCATATCTCGGCGGCGCATACGCTTCTGCGCTCCACAAGCGTCAGATTTTCTGCCCCGGTAACTGCACCGCCCCAGTACATTCTTCTACGGTCAAGCGGCCACTTCTGCCAATCGCTCGGTATCTGTTTTTCTACGAAAGCACGCACTATACTTTCTCTGCTTGATACTTCTCTGTGTTCTTCCTGCTTGTCCTTAGCGACGCTTTCTATTTCACCGCTGAGATACAACGGTTCTCCGCCTTGCCATCTCACCAGAGCCTCCGCCCATATCATGTCTATTTCGTTATCAAGATCGTGCCATACGCTCTTTACAGCCTTTTGTTCTCCTGTATCAACGGGCCAGAAGCGGCGGTTTCCCGTTGTATCCCGTAAGAACTCAGTATTATTGGTAGTACCGAAGAACACGCACGACCTGGGCAGTTCCTTAACATTTCTTCCGTAAGCCGCTCGAAAGCGGTCTGCCCGTAAGCTGAGAAATTGCTTGATTCTGCTTACATCTGACTGTCTGAATGCGTCAAGCTCGCTTATTTCAACGAGCCATACGCCCTGGAGAAGCTCGCTTGCTTCTTTGCCCTCAAACGTCCTTATGCTGTCATTGAACCACCCTCGGCTCATTTTATCAAGTAAAGTTGATTTTCCTATGCCCTGAGAACCCGTCAGGATAAGCATATTATCAAACTTACAACCGGGCGTCATTGCTCTGGCAACAGCGGCCGTGAATGCCTTACGGGTAACAGCCCTGTTGTATGGGTTGTCCTGCGCACCCAGATAATCAATGAAAACCGTATCAAGACGGGGCACTCCGTCCCATTTACCGTTAAGCCCCGTAAGATAGTTTTTTACAAGATTGAATGCGTGTGCGTGTGAATGGAGCGATAACGCCCCGTCTATCTTTCCGTTGCCGGTAATTTTATATACACGTTCAAGATACCAATACAGCCCTGCTATATCGTTATCGTCCCACAGCCTGCGCTTATTGTTCTTGTCCCACGGTAACGCCGCCAGCACCTCGCCCCTGCCCGCAAATTCATTCAAAGCAAACTTTCCTTTAAGCAAAGGATCGTGCTCAAGTATGATTTTCACGTTATCTATAGTAGAGCGTATTGCGCCCGTCTGCGTGCTTTTCTCAAGCAACTGCATCCAGTTTTCATCTTCAACGCAATCAGTCGTATCGCTTACGCCTTCAAAATCTTTTACCGCTGAATCATACCGTTCTTTGCTGAGCAGTGCCGAAACTTCATTTATTCCGCACGCAAATTCGCACATTGCACTGAATGAAGGCAGTCTGTTTGTCGGAGTACCTATTGAAGCCTCGTCATCTTTATCCGCAAACTTGTGCAGCCGTACAAGGTCGAAAGCATTTACAAGCCTGCCGCTGCACGGATCTGTAGCATGATGGCTGTATAAATACTTGCCGTTTTCGTAGACAACAGCGCCGCCGGTGGTTGATCCGCCAAGATAGGTGAAACGTTCTGAAGAATCATCAACCGACTCGTATATTCCCGGTAACAATTCTGACATTGCACGATATACATCGTAAGTACGGCAGAAAGCGCCGACAACGCCATTCTTAGCATCAGGATCACCCTGCTTTACAGCCAGCTTCTTAACAGCCTGCTGCCCCGGTATGCTCGGCCAGGTCGAGACATCTCTCCAGTCGGCATATAAGGCCAAAATACCGTCGGCGCAAGTGAAAGGCTTATCGCCTACTATATACACATATTCTCCGTCTGAGCAACAGCTCGGCCAGTACATTAAGCGGCAGGCTTCAAAAGTAGACGGATCAGCAAATTCGATACCTATATACTCAGCAAGTTTTCGTGCTATAGGCTCATACTCATCGGCAGTGACAGTGCGATCAAGTGGAAGTATTACACGCAGTCTCGGTGCGGAAGGCTGATGCTTTCTTGTGCTGTAAACGCAGTATCCGCAGCCGAGAGCTTCAACTCTCCGCAGAATATCATCTTTATATCCTGCCGGAATACTGTCAAGGTCGAGGGTAACTATGTCTCTGCCAATAACGTTATTTGCCTTACGCCTGGTTCCGTTAAGAGTACCGCCAACATATCCGCCGACATCTTTAAGATCATCCTGCTGAGCCTTTTTCATATTCATATAATCAGCAAGCGTTTCCGTGCTTCTTGCCGGGATTTTCAATTTCTCCCACAGTTCCGACAGCATAAGTGTCTGTGCTTTCCACACAGTCGCTTTTCTGCTTGACCCGCAGGAAATAGTTATTTTTCGGTCAAATAACATAAACTGTTCTCTTAATCCTTTCTGAAGAAGTCGCCGACCCAACCGTCAGCGCCAAGAGGTAATCCCGGTGCCCACGGTATAGGTTCGGTCATTATTCTTATAACATCTTCAAGGCTTGCCGTATCTTTACGACAATCGATTACTACTTCGTCATGAATGTGAAACACAACAGGAAGTCCGGCTTCTTCCAGGCGTGTTATTGCTCCGGCGAGACAATCTCGTGCTATAGCCTGAACACAATTCTCAACGAGCTTTCCGCCGTATGTTTCGAGCCGTTTCCACTTTTTTGTTTTCTGATCCATACCCATATAAGCAATCGACGGCGATCCCCACTGATTCTCATAGATCTGAGGAGATATATAATAGAGCTTTCTGCCACTCGGTAGAGTAATTGTCAGACTGTCTGTATTCAAGGCGGCGTTGTATTCTTTGGAAACTATAATGTTACGCACACCGACAGCTCCGCCGTTCGTGACCGCCTGAACCGCTGCATTATCCACGGCATACCATAAGTCTCTTATACGTCTGTTGGCATCTCGCCACCGATGCACTATATCGGGCAGGTCACTTTCAGGTATACCCATATTAAGTGCGCCCATAGTAATAAGTGCAGAAGTACCGCCCTGATAGCCGAGAGCAAGCTCTGCTACCTTGCCTTTCTGACGCAAAGCATATTCCGGATTGCCCTTTTTTATAAGCTCAATCGGAACGCCGAACATCTGTGAAGCAGACGCTTCATAGATTTTTCCGTGAGTGCGGAATACCTCAAGCCGCCATTCTTCGCCGGCGAGCCATGATATAACACGGGCTTCAATGGCCGAGAAATCAGCATCTATAAGAACATTACCCTCTGCGGCAACAAAAGCGGTCCGTATGAGTTGTGAAAGCGTGTCCGGAACACTTCCGTAAACAAATCTGAGAGCGTCTGCTTTTCTGTCTTTAACAAGAGTTCTTGCAAACGGCAAAGGCTCAATATAAGTTCTCGGCAGGTTCTGCACCTGTACAAGACGACCCGCCCACCTTCCTGTTCTGTTCGCTCCGTAGAATTGCAAAAGCCCTCGTACTCTGTTATCACGACAAACCGCTTTTTCTATAGCGTTATATTTTTTAGTGCTTGTCTTGCCGAGTTCCTGACGTATTTCGAGCATACGCTGTACTTCGGCACTGTTATCATTCGCCGTCAGCATTTTTGCTACGGTGTCCTTGCGTAAAGATTCTATTTCTTCACCTGTTTCGTTTTCCAGCCACCCTTGCAACTGTGCAACGCTGTTCGGATTATCAAGACCGGTTATCTTCACGACTTCTTCTATCAGTGCATTTCGTGTGGCGCTTCCTATTTCAAGCGCACCGTTTACAAAATCCATGTCTACCGCAACTCCCCTGTGGTTTATCTCGAGATCAGTTTCCCATTCTCTCTGAACGAAGTCAGGGACCGTGACAGCTGATAATCTGCGTTCTATTTCTATTTCGGCTTCTACATCTCTGCGGTTATATTCTTTAAACAGCTTCCATTTTTCGAGGTCGTGTGACGGCATATTTCTTGTGCGCATACCGTTTGCCTTTGTTGCTTTACACGGGCAACAAAAATATCTGATAAGGGCCTTTCCGGTGTTAAGTTTGCGCCTGTCTTCAGGAAGCCCTAAAGCTCTGCCGGTTGCATCAAGACCTTTTGTATAACCGGCATACAATCCGTGCAACATTGTGCACCGCCACTGCTCAAGCGGAAGTGCCTTACCGAAATACTTTGATAGGCACCCCCACTCAAAAGCGGCATTATATGCGTGTTTTATGCAATCGGGAGAGAAAACCGCCGCTGTTATCTCGGGCGGTATTGTCTCTCCCTGCGCAAGATCTATTACCGTAACAGGCGCACCATTTAAAGAGTATGCGAATAACAGGATTTCAAAGTCAGGGCTTTCTATGTATTTAAAAGCCCCCGTTTCTCCGATAGGTTCGCTTGAAAATGTTTCAAGGTCAATATTTAAGTGGTGCATTTGGCCTCCTTTATCAGAAAGGAAGCCCTGTTATAGGATTGACACCTGTCGGCTGAACAGGCGCTACAGTCTGCTGATACACAGGCGTACCCTGAATAGGAGCGGTCTGCGGGTATACCTGTACACTCTGCCCTAAACCGTTGAAGTCGCTTGCCGCTGTAGCACCGCCCGAAAGCACTTCACCGTCACGGGTTTTAAGTACGTTTCCGAGCCCACAACCGACACCTTTATTAACGCCGGCATTATAGGGGTAGAAGTTAATTGTGACCCTTCCGTACATTCCGCTGTAGATATCAGACGGAGCCAATTCACAGTTGATATTATCTATACCGACAACCTGAGGCTTGTTTATACTGCTTGCGGTAAGCACCCAGTGCCCTTTGCATTCCTCCCCATAAGGAGTACCGCTCTGTCGGAGACCGTCACCATCATGGATTACTGACTGAGCCTGCGGCCTTGCTCCGCCCCATTTTGTAGTTATGCCCTCGTTATACGCCGCCATAAAGCTGGCGTCAAGGTCCGCTTTAGTAGCGGTGTCTGACTTGGGGATGAGTATGGTAACCGAATATTTAGGTTTGCCGTTAGGATCACTTTTCGAGGGAACAGGGGCTGTGAGATTCGTGTAAGACAGCCTTACTTCTCCGGTTAAAACTTTGGTTGCTATGTTCTGGTACATAATATTTTCCTTTCTTAAAGGGCAATGCCCATTTTGACGTTTAATTCTTCCATTAGTGCAACAATCTTGCACCAACGCTCGAAATCACGCTTTGCTTTAATTACGTTCGAGAGCAATTTTTTATTTTTAGCCTTGATTTCTTTGATTTCCTTTTCAGTTAAATCAAACAGGAACTGCAAAGCAACATATTCTTCCTTGTATGTTTTGCTTTCTTCGTGCCATTTCTGCCTTTTAGCGTCCTGCTCCGATAATACGTAATGCCATATTTTGCGTATATCGTGCGAATTCAGCGAAAAGTTATCATAGGCGATCCGCATCAGCTTTTTTATAACCGACAACGGTCGCTGTTTAAGATAGTCCTCATAAAGAATCTTAAAATAACCTTCCGGAAACGATATAGTTACAAGATGCTGTTCGTTCACTTGCCCACCTCCGCAAAATCGGCGGCCGCAGGACTGTAGGTCTCTCTTTTATCCGATAAGGGCGCAAGAGTAGGTTTGCCGGGCGGCTTGATAACATAAGCGCCGACCTTTTCGGCAAAATCAGCTTTACCCATAAGCTTTTCAAGCTCGGTAAGAGTTTTGGGTTTTCTCTCATACACCAGGGCTTCATCATAACCTGCTTTGATAACTGCGTCAATAGCTTTATCCTGATCGGAAAAGGCTCTGTTACTGCGCCCCTGGACTGCTTTCCAACCGGGTATGTTAACGCCTTTAAGGATTGCACCGAGTGCATATTCCTCGAGATCCTTATACCATTTCACGAGTTCAGCACCTTTTGTAAGCAGGTCACCTATTTCGCTGTCAGAAAGAATACGCTTGTCCTGATCACCGGAAGTACCGGGTAGTACGCAATCCTTAAATTCTTCAAGGGCTGTATACTGTTCGGCTCTGGCACGACAGTGTTCCTTTCCTCTGCAAAATCTGCAATGCTCACCCGGCACAAACTCGCCGGGACCGGTATAGGCCTCCTGTGCTATCGGCTTTATGCTTTCACCCCAAGCGAGTAGTTCCTCTACAGATATTGTTTCGGTACTGACTTCATCACTGATACGAGGTTGATCAATCGTCATTCTTATGCTCTTTATACTGTTCCCATAAACAGGTGAATAACGCTTGAGAGCACCGAGAGCATACAACCGCATCTGCGTGTTTCCCTCCGCCGATACTGGTACGCCTTTACCGTGCTTGTAATCCACTATGCTAAGTGTATCACCGCCTATCATAATGCAGTCGCAAGTGCCGAAGCCGTTGGGTATGTAGCCCGTAAGATCAACCTGCACTTCCGGGGATATGTTGGGTTTTGCCTTATACGAAAGTGCTAACTGACTGAGGTGCTCGATATAAAGGTCTGAGGTTCTGTCCATCTCAGAACTGTAACCGGGCATCTCCTTTATTTTGTTTATTCGTGCGGTATAGCTTCTGGGCTTAATTCCGGCAGTAAAGGTTTTGAGTACCTTTAATTCGCACATTGCGTGAGCTATTCTTCCTTCTTCTGCATACTGTGATGTGGTTTCGGGAAACTGTTCTTCAAATCTCGGTGCGGCAGTACAATTAAGCCACCTTGATGACGCTGACGCAGAAAGCAGTGCGTGTTTTTCAGGTGTTGGCATTGTCATCCTCCTCGATTATTTCAACAAAATCTGCACCCTGTATTATCATCTGTGACGCAATCTGAGATATTGGCAATCTTGTAGTGCGCTGTAATTCTGCGAGAACAGCTTCCGCCGCAGGAGATATTCTGATCACGCGACCTTCTGCTGAACGGGGAATTCTAATCTGGATTTTATTACGCATATTGCTACCTCCTTATATATTTGCGCCGAGATTTCTGAGTTCTGCGGCTACCGCTCCATAAACGGCAGGCTGTAACTCCGTTAGCGCATTAACACCATAGCGACTGAGGATGCCCAGTAAATCATTCATCTTACCTGCATCTATTAACGCTGAGCCCGCCGCCGCAAGCATATCAAGTGTATAGGTAGGCGCGGCAGTGGGAATCGGTGTCAATGCGGCATTTGCGGACTGCTGAACCGGAGCGGTCACGGGCGCCGACACAGTAACTGGTACCTGTGCGGCTACCGGCACTACGGGCGCTGTTGCTGTCGGAACTGTCGGAGCAGAAACAAACTGCTGTGCAGGTGCGGATGTGGACGCCGGAGTCGTAGCAACTTTAGGAACGGATGCCGTAACCGCAGGGATGGTGTTGCCCATTCCGTTTGCCGATATTGCTCTGGCAAGGTTCTCGATTGCGTTAGCGAGGGCTGTTGCCTCGACTGTGATCTTAAATTCTGTCATTTTGAAATCCTCCTGTTTATTTAAGACGCTGTGCGCCTTTTTGTTTGATTAGTTGACAAATTATAGCTGTCGTGCTATACTTAATGTGAATTGAATATTTGTTTTGCTCCCTTACGGGAGCTCTTTTTTTTTATTCTTCTTCGATGTTCTCGACATCATATCCGCACTCCGGGCAACACGGTAATGTTTCCCAAGCCGGCGCACCGTGACACTCGCCACGATACTCAGTGTAGTATCCAAGCTCTGATGCCGAGCCTGTCCAGTCGCAACGTTCGCATTTATACATCTCGCACCTCTTTCATCTGCACTATGTATCGCTTGTCGCTTAACGTGAACCTTACATCACATACGTTCTCGACATTGTCTGCAAAAACACCGTCAATCTTTGCATCGCCAAATACTCTGACAAGACGCTGCAATTTTTCAAGCTTTGCTATTGCCGACATATCAATGTTGTCAACAGGTGCAGGGATAGGCTCGTTGTTTTCTACCGGCTTCTTCGGTTCTGCTACCGGAACAGACTTGATCAAGCCTTTTTCCCTCCAGTTCGATATGTTGTTTTTGGTTGTTATCGGGTTGATCTTGTACTTCTCCGCTATCTCATTAGCACTCAGACCGCTTTCGTAGTCTGTTATGATTGATTCTTTCAATTCCTGTGTCATTTGTCCCTCCTGCTTTAGCATAACGTACTTACCGTACGACATTCCGTGTTTTCTTGCTTCGGCTACGACTTCTTCCAGATCGTTCATCTTCTTTATGCTCCCTCCTAAGCTGTAACATCGCCAGTGTGCCCTTGTACCACTCTTTGAGGAGCAGTCCCATCAAGCACCACACCGCAACGGTTATCATCGCTACGGGTAACATTTCGCCACCGACAGCGAGGTATCCACGCTCTTGGAAAGCCGCATTCATAAACAGCAGAGCCGTTATATTGCACGCAAGAGCCGTTGTAATTATCTGTACTGCCCTTGCGAGTATGTACAGGATAACTTGTTTTTTCATCATGCGGTCACCTCGCTATATACGATGATTGGTACAGCTCTCTGCTTTTCATCAAATTTCCATGACTTTTCGCATTTGTACAGTTTTTCGCAGTTTGTTTCTCCGTCATCCTGCACGGATAGCACCGCTAATCTGACATCGCCGACATCTTCATCTTCGAGAAGGCCTCGACTTTTTATGAACTCTTCGCATTCGCCGACTGTGTCTGCACGGAGTATTTCGTATGCATCATAGGCGCTAGTGTCTATCTCTACGCTGTAGATTTTCTTTGCCATTGGTTTAACCCTCCATGTAATTCCTTAGCACTGATTTCTCAACAAACCAGTACTTTCCTACCTTCTTTGCACCGGGTATCTTGCCCAGTCTGCAGTACCTTGTGACTTCGGGTATCGTGATACCCATAAGCCCTGCAAGGTACTCCTGCGACAGCATCACGGGCAAGAAGTCCCAGTTGCGTACTTGCGTCTTAATGCTTGCCATTGTGTACCTCTTTTTCCTTGCGTCTTACGCTGTCTTGTCCTTTACCTTATCGCCGTATGCCATTGATATAGCAAGCAGTTGCGCCGCTGTCGCATTTATCAGTGCGGCGGCAAGTTTTTTCTCGTGCTCTGGGAGCTTCTCATAGAGCTCGGTTGCGATTTTTACATCATCATTTTTCGTCATATTTATACCTCCTTTACATTATTTCCTTGCTGTGGTATAATCACCTCGAAAGGAGGTGATTATATGTTTGAGATAACTGGTATCGACGAGTTTCAAAAGGAAATCGCCAAATTTGAAGAACGTCTTGATAAGCTTTCGGAAAAAACATCAATCAAATTTTCTGAAATGTTTACTTCCGAGTTTATGTCACAGTATACTGATTTCGCAACGCTTGACGAAATGCTTGACAATTTTGGCTATGCGGATTTCTCTCAGGAAGAGTTTGAAGCAATACCTGATGATGAAATCAATGCAAAAGTTGCAAGCCACACAAAGTTTTCTACTTTTCAAGAAATGCTTGACAAAGGTTGCGAACTGTACTGTGAGCGACAGCTTATGATTTAATCTTCAACCTTAAGCGAGCCGATGATCTCCTTTGCTTCTTTAAGTAAAGAGAGTAAGCGGCTCACTTTTTCTTCTGCCTCGTCAAGAGCGCTTGTGTCAACGTTTATCGTCAGCGGCTTCATTTTTCTCACCTCGCTTTCTGTGATTTTTATTATAGCACCATTTTTACTACAAGTCAACAATTTCATAGCATTAAATTTACTGTTTTATAGCCAAAGTTTACCGCTTGCTTTTGTGCTAATTGCACAATTACTGCTATTTTGTCACTCGGCCAATAAATTTTGTGTTGACGAGTAGCATTATTTTTGCTATAATATAACCAAAGGAGGTGATACAGTGAAAGAGCAGTTACAGCAGTTGCGAAAATCAAGAGGCTTGACGCAAGACGATTTAGCGGAAATACTCGGTATAAGTCTTAGTTCTTATCAAAAATACGAGCGAGATGCTATCAGTCCTTCGTATGAAACACTATGCAAAATCGCCGACTTTTACCATGTAACTACAGATTACTTGCTCGGCCGTGAGCCTGCAACTGACCCTTTTGATATGTTACAATTGCCCGAAGATCAGAAAAGCGTTATGGAACGATTTGCAAGCTTTCCCGACGATGTAAGAGCGATAATTCTCGATGCTATCAAAGAGCTTGCAGAAGCGGCAAAGAAACGTCAGAAGTTAGACACTACAACAGCATATACAGCGGCTCGTGACGGAGATGCCCCGGGAACAGTTGAATTGCCAAACGAAAAAGTAACTCAGTTGTTAAATGCAGAAACCAAAAACAACGATTACTAATCCCATTGATTAAAAATCACCTCGTGTCGCATAATAGACATGAGGTGATAAATCTATGGAAATTAAACGATACAACATTGTCAGGAACACCTGCTGGAAGTGCCTTATAGAATGCAATGTTCGTACTCTGCCTACACCGCTCGGTGAAATATGCACGCACTACGGCATAGGTATAGTCAACGACAGCGACGTAAAGCTTCTCCGTGAGGACGAAAGCGGAAGGATTGTGTGCGTCAGCAATACGATACGCATAATCGTCAACGACAGACACCCTATACAGCGCAGAAGATACACGATAGCTCATGAGCTCGGGCATTATCTGCTGGGGCATCTCGGCACTGATGTTTCACAGTTAAACCGCAGGCGTTACGATATAAAACCGGGCAAAGAGAGCGAAGCAGACGCATTTGCCGCTCGTCTTCTTGCTCCTGCGTGTGTCCTTTGGGCGCTGGATCTGCACACTGCAGACGAGATAGCAGGACTGTGCAATATGTCAGTACGAGCGGCAGGCTACAGAGCGGAAAGAATGAAAAAACTGTACCAGAAGAACAACTTTTTGAAATCTCCGCTTGAAAAAAAGTCTACGAACAATTTAAGCCATTTATAAAGGAAAACACCCGCCACTAAAGGCGGGTACATAGGAGGTGGAGGTCAGAATGGCACGGATAAAAAACAAAGCCCGTGATGACGGGCGCTTGCAGTCTAAGGTGTACATCGGCACCAAGAACGGCAAGAAACAGTATAAGTATGTGTATGCTACAAACACGAAAGAACTTGAGCAGAAAGTACAGGAGCTGAAAACAAAACTGAATAAAGGTCTTGACCTCACGGCCGACCGTGATACTTTCGGCTACTGGGGCGAAAAATGGCTGAAGCTGAAAAAGATAGAAGTATCGGTTAAACGCTATGAAGCATACTCAAAACGTTTTGAAAATCTTGAACCTATACACGATTTTAATATATCTAAGCTGAAAGCTACAGACATTCAGGATATAATACTTGACTGCGCCGATGAGCCGTCTGAAAAGACCGGAAAGCCATACGCAAAACAAACACTGATTGAAATCCGAAATGTCGCAAAGCAGATCATACAGCTTGCGATTGAAAATCGAGTGCTTGACTATAACTGCGCATCTGCGGTAAAAATACCTAAGACGGCAGAAAAATCCACTCGTAGAGCTCTGACCGAAGAGGAGCAGTCCTGGATAACCGATACTCCACACAGAGCCCAGACCGCCGCTATGATTATGATGTATGCAGGCTTGCGCAGAGGTGAGCTACTTGCTCTAACGTGGCAGGATATTGACCTTGATGCGCATGCTATAAAAGTTGAACGCTCTGTGTCGATGATAAAAGGCAAGCCGCACATAAAAGAAGGTGGCAAAACTGATGCGGCGACAAGAACAGTATATATCCCCGGTAAGCTTGTCAACTACCTTAGAAGCACTGTGCACAACCCGATCGGACTTGTGTGTCCCACAGTCAAAGGCTCTTTGATGACCGAAACAGGATTTAGCCGTATGTGGGAAAGCTATCTTAACGATTTAAACATCAAGTACGGTAACTGGGCAGACTGTATGCAGACAAGCGGAAAATGCCCGTCAAAGTATGCGCCGATAGAAAAGCCGTTCTTGATACCTCGTATTACTCCGCACTGGCTCAGGCACACTTTCATCACTTTGATGTACCTCGCAGGGGTAGACGTTTTGACGGCAAAAGAGCAAGCGGGACACGCTGATATAAAAACTACGATGGCTATATATACACACCTTGATGAAAAATACAAAAAGAAAAGTATCAACAAGCTGGACGAGTACCTTGAAAGTATAAGTTAAATAGTAGGGGTGTCAAATGGGGGTGTCAAAAAAATCACATTTCGCATAGCAAAGCCATTTATAAGGCTTTTGTGTTCTCATTCGTAATGAGCAGGTCGCAGGTTCGAGTCCCGTCACAAGCTCCATAAAAATAACCGCCCGGATTTAATGCCCGGGCGGTTTATCTGTTTATAACGCTTGTGTTCCG